TGGGCCCCTACCCGGGGTACGGGGGGGATTCGAACCCCTTCTTATTTTTATAGTCGTACACGTATTGCGTTGCACCAACGTTTTCCGTGAAGAAACCAACGACAAACCCTTCGATTTAAGTGGAGGGAAAAAAACACTATGTATTATGGCATACACCGCCTTACCATATTTTAAGTTGCCGTTCGTACAAGTACGAACTGGTAATGACAACCATTCCTTATATTTATGTGGAGGACAAACCACATTATTTATTCTATATAAAACTAACTTATGTAGTAGTAGTGGTAGTCCAGGTCAAGTTGGACACCGTTTCGAAAGAAGCAGTGTTCATCATACCCGTACCACGCACTAACTCGTTCATAAGATTATTAATACAAGCCCTAATGTTCACGGTCGCATCGTCGACACGCTGAGTAGCGGAAGCTACCTCAGAAGTGTTGGGATTCGCCGGATTATCTACCTCTATTATTCTATTCCTCGTATCGAAGGAATTCATTAACGCTGAGATCAAAGGATCTAGCGTGCTATTATACCTAAACACACGGAAACCGTTTTCACCATCATTGAACCTATTGGTCCTAGTGGGAACAGTCTTAAACAGATCACTGAACTGCTGTTGTACAGTAGTTCTCGCATTCTGTGTTTGAAACTGATTCCCCAAGGCCACGGTACAAAGATCGATAAATGTAATCGGATCCGCCCAAACAGAACCAAAATAAACTAGTTGGCTTGGAGACGTAACAGTATAAGGCATGATTAAATAAACGAATCGGATGATATCTCGCTTGAGCTACCGTCCTGACTCATATCAGTCACACCTAAACTACTATCACTCCTAACCCCTTTTCTAACTACACTCCTTACTTTATTTCTTTCTAAACCGACAGGTTTGGAAACTCCTATACTATTTTTATTATTCAAATTTTTATTTTCTTTTTCTTTGTTGTACTTGGGTTTTCTCAAGTTCTGCAAACGTCGCGCCATCGGTACGGCTTCTATAAACTCATCAACAACCTCTTCTGTGAGTTCTATAGCGTCGTCTTCGGACACGGCAGTCACCTTCTCTCTTAGACCCTTTCTAACATTGTTTTTATGAACAATACAAACAGAAACGAACTCTAAGGATAATGGACACCAACCTTCGGACATAGCCACACCACGAATATTTACCATAACTTCCCAAGGACGCCTTTCAGCATCTTGAGAGGTTATCGAGTAATTCGGTATAAGCTTGAACGAAAAGTTTTTCTTGCTGGCTTTGGTAGTGTACGAACCTAAAGTAGCTTCGTTATGACGTTGCATACGTTTGTCTATCAGACAGATACTTACACCACCTCTGCAGTTGTCGGGTAAATTCCACTCTCCTGACACCACAAGACCTACTAAACAAACATAACCATTTTTAACTAACTTAACACCCTTAAGTAAATCTACTTCGGAAATATTGTCATTCTCTTTGGCCATTATCTTATCCACTGTTGAGACTCTGACCGACTTCATTCTTGTGAATGCAGAAGGTAAAACCTCTTCAGACTTGGATAATTTAATGAATTCATCGATCTTGACAATAGCCTTTGACATCCTAATGTTAAAAGAAAAGAGACTCAAACAAAACTCTATTACTTAAAAACTTTACAATACACTTATAAACAAACGAACCCGGAGGGGCAGTCTTATGGACTTCCCGCACCGCCTCATCTAACTGAGCGTAATACGCACAATTATTTAAGGACTTGGACACATCTGCTAAAGAAATTCGGAACTCTTCAAGATGCTCCTTATCAGTAATATGCTTGGCCCCCAATTTGGATATGATTTTCAAAGGATCAACATATACGATAGCACCTCTGTCATGATGGATAACGTAACGGCCGCAGAAATAACCGTACGTTTTCTTGAACAGTTTGGCCTCAAAGTTCCACATCAGATTAGCACAGCTTTGTATGTTTGGTAATTCGCAACCCTTCGGCAAATAGACAAGACTATCATCTCCGCAAAAAGCAGCTTTGATAACCTTCTCCATAGGTAACATAGAAGCCATACAGGCAGCTATGATTACTGTGTTGCCGATAAAAGTCGTTACATCACCACTTTTCCTTTGGTACCATAGGCATGTTTTGATACCTGCTGTGTAATCCTTCAAAGTTGTTTTTCTATGCCCCTGTTTCCAAACTTCGGCCAGAAATTCATCTATTCCTAACCTCTTCCAAATTTCATACTCCACTGCACAATGGAACTCATTTTGACTTTTGTCATATTTGCTTACATCAAGTTCCAGAACTTCCATTGGCTGATGGGCATCCAGGTCAGAGAAAAACTCTTCAATTTGCTCTGGGGTTTTCCTTGTAAAAAACAGGTACCTCGAAGTATCAATTGCAGACAGCATTTGGCGAGTAAGTTCCGAAAAAATCGGACCGAACAACGCGTTGATCTTTTTCGAGTGGTACACTATAGTTTGCAACGAAGGATACTCACTTTGGATTGACAAATCCAATTTTTGTTTCGGCTGGGATTTAATGATGTGTCTATATTGATCAATAGCAGGTAAATCTACGAAATCGTAGTCCGCCAATTGACCAATAGTAGACTTCTCTTGCTTTTCCATCCAGCGAATGAGAGCTTGCCTATCTATTATATTTTTTCCCCCGGAGTCGCCTAAACTACAACCGGAGAGTTTATCTTTTAAAAAATAACTATCAAAAAACCTATCAGCTACTACAGAAGCAGTGTTTTCCATATCTACAGTGCCTGATAACTCAGGACTGTTGAAGTTTCTCTTGATCATAGCTACCAAATTCTCTAATAATCCCTGCGACCTAGGTCTTTCCGCCGCGGTTCTAATGACAGGTGTCATTGGAACTTTGGTGTTGTCTCTAGGCAAAGGAACAGATTTAGAGAAATCCAAGACGCAATCTTTAACATTAAGAGAAATGTCCGAACAGTTCATGGTAACGGCGTCGAACTCATTCAAGACCGTACTATTACCTGGCAAACACTTATCATAATAAAATTGAAGATCCTGAGCGTCTCCAGACTTTGGAGCTTGCACGAAGAGATTCTCCGCTAGGTACACACCGCTTACCTGTAATTGCTATGCACTCACACTATCTACCATATACACATCCAACAAGAAGTTACTAACACACTCTAAATCTCTAACTAATTTAACCAGAGGATCGAGCACCACTGTATAGTACTTGAAACAACGTGTGTGTCTTGTCAACCCAACAAGTACATGAGGACTTTCTCTAGAAATGATGTGAATCGGGGTAGGTGTTAACCTAACCAGACTCACCTCTTCGTAAGTTTCTCCCTGAATCTCATGTACTGTATTCACATCCTGATAACCTCTACTGAGCATTGTCAACTTATCACTTTGTGTAAAGGTTACAATCTTTCCCTTCAGCGGCTTAGTGACCGGATTCATTACAGCAGCACCACCTACCACTTCCAAACCTACAGATCTCTGAGTTTTAGAAGTTGTCGTGACAGCACCATCGTAACATTGATTTAAGAAATGGGTCACATCCACCGGACATCTCAGTGTTGTCCTCCTCTTTTCAGTCTCATCTACAATCAGCTTACTGAAATGCTGAGGAAATGGGAAATTTTGCACACGATTGATGTAAGGTATTTGTTGAGTATCTCCAAAAACAAAAGCTTCATTGCACAAGCTCAGTTTTACTAAAAAGTAAACACAGCCTGGATGAAGCATCAATCCTTCATCAACAAACAACCTTTTGAACTGACACACTGGACCTTTTCCAAGATTCATCAAGAATGAATCTACTGTCTTCACATTGTCATTGTTTGCCACTATATTTCCACTTTGGTTGGCCCTCTTTCTTATCATTGCCGCGGCTTCCTTTCCTGGTACTAAGACTAAGTCCTCAGAAAAGTTAACTCTCCTAAGGATCTCCTTTGTTTTCCCACAGCCAGGAACGCCGTCCACCAGAGTGACTTTAGCAGAACTAACAGAGATAGGCATCTCACCGATCGACTTTCTCAGAACCCTTAGCTTGGCCATGTCGGAATAAACCATCGACTCATTTGATACTGCCACCTTTGACCAATCTGCATCGCAAATAGGAAGTTCATTATGATAAGACAGAAGAGCTAAAAAGCACTTACCGTCGAATTTCTGAACGACTCCCCATGAATGATTTTTAAGTGTCGGCTTAATCAACCACATCTTCTTGCGCACGTCGAACACACCTACCTTCGATAAGCTATCTTGGAACCCAACGCTTGAATCTTTAACCAGCTTTTTCAGATTAGAAACAGTGGCCGATAGAGATGCTGCGAGACTGTCTACATAGTTTTGCATTTGTTGCACTTGTAGCGGTCCGGAGTATACTATCGATGCCATCTTGTTACTAATAACTGATTCAGCTGCGAGCATATGATACTCTTCAAGACTATTGATTTCCTCGTTTCTCACGAAGGTGTCGCATGATATCTCGCTTGCAATGCCGCATAGCGGTAAGCTCCCACTTATGACCATTGACTTGCTTGTCAGATCAGTGTTATCGGTTTGAGATCCCAGAGTCAACACCTCATCCTTTTCACCGCTCTTCATGGCCTCAGCCATGTTGCCCTCAGTAGGTTCCTTAAAAGGCAATGTTACACCACTCTCATTGGAAAGAACTGCTACCACTATTTTAGCAGCAATATCAGGGTTAACACAGTTAATGGCACACATTCTGGAAAACTTTTCAAGATCGAAATCTTTAGAATTCTCCAGAACTGACAGTTCAGACAGGGCAGAGTAATAACTCTCTGCCTCAGATAGATCCTTTGAAATGTCGATCGTTGGCATTTCCACGGATGCCTTGTACTCAGCTACAAATCTGTCATGAAAAGTAACGTACATGTCAGGCACCTCGATCTCCAGCTCCTCTGCTGATCCACTAATCAGCTTTTTCCTCAGGAGGCTTTCCTTTAAACTGGGAAACATATTACCACAGCCTCTTTTGATCTCATCCCACACGTGCTCATGCACACTTTTTGCGCTCAGCGTGAACTTCGACACCAGCAGTTCGTCTTTAAGCATGGAAAGTTTGGTAATGAGAAAAAACGTCATCGCCATACTTTGCAACAGAGCTTTATCTACATCCCATTCAGATCTCGCAGTAACTCCATTAATGATTACCCTCGATCTAATTGATTCGACGAAGGATAAAACATTATTGTATGTTAGTGCTTTAGCCTGATATGTTCTGATGTGATTCAGCACTGTATAAACAAAGTCTTTGCTAACGATGACCTCTTTTTTGGTCCTCTTTTGCGTCTCCAAAGAGACATCAAAAAGAGGTACTATCACCATATCTTTCATCTTCGGGAACCAGTAGTTGACGCTTGAGTGATCTTCCAGCACTATCCTCTCTGAATTGAGCATTGCCAAGGTCTTCTTGTAGTGCCAGGCGTCTTCCATTGCTGAGTAAAATTCTTGCTGATCGCACCCTCTGTGGTACACTCCTCTGTACAGTGTGTACGTATCTAATTTAGTAAACTTGCAAAACCACGTGTTAACGCGGGTTATTAAAAACTCCTTCATATAAACAAATCTATTAGACGCAGGGAAATACGTCTTGCACACATACTTAAGTAAATTACTATAACTATGGCTATAATTCAAAGTACTCTCATTAGAAAAACAAAAATTAATTTTGTCACCATCGCGAGAAAAAATCCCACCTATCGTGGGCAGCTCCACGGTGCTTACCTCAAGGAGTAACTCCTCGGCAAAGTGAAAAGCAGCGTAGAGTGTATGCACATTCTTGCGAAGTAATGCGGCACCCAGTTCATCAGCTGGAATGTCGTACAAACTATGCAAGGAAATAGCATAAACTCTACCTCCTGAACTGTACCTGTTGCTTTCACAGCATTGGAAAGTATTATTGCATACTACCTCATCGCTCCTCTCGGAGTACCTCTGAAAAGCCTCCTGCTGAAAAGCAGGTAGAACTTTGTTGCGCGCCTTGAGCCGCGAAAGGTAAGTAGCAACTGAATCTTTCTGATTTTCATGCCTCATAATATCTCTGAGATCCAAATTGGGCATGCAACAGTGTACGTAATCTCTTCCTTTGAACAGATGGGCTGCAAAGTTCCCTCCTATATCATACGTCAATGAGCCGTACGGAACTTGCATCATCAGATATTCCAACTCGAGTGAGCGCAAACCAGCGGCAAGAGAATGAACCGCGAGTTGTGTATTATAGAAAGTAATTTGGAATTCTGGATATGCCTGTGAGACGATTAATGTCTGTTCTTCATTAATCGACTTTGAGAAGTTAATTTTTGGCCTACGGTCTTTAGCGTTAAACTCTTCGACAGCGGTGTCGTAGAGTCTACGCTTGGCTAGATCATTCACCAGAGAGTTTTGTCCTCTGACGGTGTCTAGCAGAGCACCCTGCATGGATTGTTGTATATGTGCCATTGTAGTTGTATGTTGCAAATGTTGTTTGTTGTTGTAAAATTGTTGTTGTTGTATTGTATAAATTTTAC